ATCTAATCCTATAGAACCGGCGGTACAGTCTAATGCGGTATCCGCAACGGATAAGTTCTTCAGGAAGTCATACTTGCCCCCTATGCCTCCGGCGGCCTTAGCGTCAACGATAACCGCCGTCCCTGCTCCTAGGCTTGCACCCTTCTTGACCCGGCAGTTAATCAGGTTGCCTGTAGTTATAGTTATGGTCTGGTCGGTATCAATGACGCAACCATTCCCATCCCCATTGTCCATTACTAAGCCGTCTACCGTGCAGTTGTTTCCTATCGTTAAGGGGTTGGAGTCAACATAGTAAACCGACTTTTTCAGAACCACATATTCAGACGCCGCAATAGCGGCTGCTAATTGGACTTCGTCATCCGTCCCATCACAGTCTAGTGCCTCCCATGCAGAACCCGTCCAGTAAATGATGTCCCCGGTAATACCAGCCAGGATTTGAGCCCTGAGAGTCGCATAGGAGATTTTCTTGTTGTCGTTAGAATCGGAGACATCGACAATCGGAGCCATATCCCCGTCCGCCGGGGCGGTCAGTTCGGGCATATCAAGGATTTTTTCGTCAGCCATATTCGGCCCCCTAGCTTAGAGTTAGAGAGACTTCCAGCGTCCACGTTCCTGAAGCCTTAGTGCCCAAACTTTCAACCTTCCTGTTCAGGCAGATTTCGCTGGTAGCCTGCCTGACAACCCACTCATTCCAGGCGTAGTCAGCTTCACCTGTAGCAAAGGACGACTTAAGGGTAACCTTTTGGTCGGCTGAGGTGGGGTAGCCGGACTCCATTGCGTTATACTTAACGTTGGGGTCTGCAATTAGGTCGGTATCGGTTGGGTCAGCCGCCGTGTCATCGTCCCCCACGCCGATAGTGGCTGCGGCGTTGTCGAAGATATGGTCATTACCCGATACCACGCCGGTAATCAGGTCCCACATCTCGTCAATACCCGTGTTTAGCAGGCAGTTGCCCTCCATCTCTCGGACTTCATAGGGTATAAACTTGTCATGGAACGCCTTCTCATTCCCCCGGTATGGGGTGATGTCCTCTACGTATTTGTAGAGTTTTGCCTTCATGTGCCAGTTTGCTTTCTCTTGCTTAATCATCTTCCTCTCCTTACATTGGATACGATTGAATAGTCTTCCAGGGTGATAATGCCGCCAACTTTTCTCTGTAATACCCCTGCTCCCTCTCAGCCCAGGTGTAAACGTCAGCCGGCGCTCGTGAACCGGCGGTGTTGATTCCGTCCATATGGTCTCTTGCCCAGCCCTTCGCCGCTTTTGCCGCCACGCCCAGAATCAGGGCTTCTTCTTCGGCGATGTTGAGCGTGGATGCAGAATCAGTCAGTGTATGAACGGACTCATAAAACAGGTACAGTTCATCCGCATCGCCGGGGGAAGCGGTACACTTAATCTCGATGGTTTCGTTATCCACGACCCCCACATTCTTGAATGTTTTGGGGTAGTTTCCGGTTGGATATTCCACCTTGATTACGGAATGAGGCCCGTTTATCAGGGCAGCGGCTATGTCAGAAATATCCAACTCTCTGGACCCATCAGTGGTCGTGAAGGTCTCCGTATCACGGACAATCTTGGGTGAGGCGGCGGAGACTTCCCGGTTAATGATTGCTATGTAGGTGTTTAGCTCGTCATCCTCCCACTCATAATCACCGGATGTCTCGTCCCGAAGTATCTGACGGATGGTTGTGCGCAATGCGCTCCTTATTGTTCCCATAACCTACTCCTTGATATTTCGTGCCATCTCGCCAGAGTCAATTACCCGGAAAACGCAAAGTTTCCCCACCTGTATGATGCTTCCACCCGGTAACTAGTTTGCTGGCAAGAACCGGTCTTTAACGACCCGCCCGTTTACTTTTACTGCGCCCTGTTTTATGAGGCGTGTGGCTTGGCTTATCGTCTTCACCTGGCTTATTTTCGTTATCGGCATCTGCTTTCTCCTTTGAGGCGCAAGCAGTACAGGTGTATTCCCCGTTCACCATGCGCCACGTGGGGGTGCCGCAATAGATGCAGGGCTTTGGGTACGGTCCTCTTTTTATATCCATATCTCCTCCTTTACCAGCAGATAATCCCGTGACCGGCCTTTGTGAGGGCATGTTTCAGCTTGACCTCTTTATGCCCAGGGTCGATGCTGAACTCCGCAGCATTAGGGGTGCAAAATAAAACCACCCCATGTCTGGCTACTCGCTTGGCTTCCCCGACTACCTTTCGGGGATTGTCAACATGCTCTAAGACGTCACACGACCATGCGAAACCAAAAGACTTGTCAGGGAATTGCAGGTTGTGGGCGTCCATCTTCAAAACGCCCCCTCCGCCTTGAATGTCCACTCCGGTATACTCACCTAGTTTCTCCAGAGATGACCTCCAGGGAGATTTAACCCCGCATCCTATGTCTATCACCTTGCCCGGTTCGCATTTGGGAGGGATAAAGAACTGCCGGTAATCCTTCCCCCTTGACTTTTCCCAGTTCTGAGGTGCCCAAGTTCTGAGGTTTGAGTCCTTCTCGGCCACCGCCTTCACCGAGCGTTCAATCTCTAGCAGTGTCGGCTTCCAGAACTTCTCCATAACCGTTTGGTTATCGTATTCCAGACCCTTTTTCCTTGCTAGTCTCTGCCTCTCCGCAACCTTCCCGGATTTCTTTTCCTGATAGGCTTCTTCTAAACAGGCAACTATCTCATCGGGGTTAGCGGCACCTTCCCAGGAGCTTTGCTCATCCCACTCCGGTCTCATGTCTTTAAGAATCCAGCCACCACCGCACAGCTCGGGTTGAGCCGTGTTGTTCGCAACAATCACCGGGACGCCACACGCTTGAGCCTCAATGATTGGGACTCCGAACCCTTCCCCCTTTGAAGGCTGAAGGTAAACATCCAGGCTGTTAAACATATTTACCATTGTCTCCCCGGATATACCGGAGACCTTCATTTCGGTTATTGAGGGGAAAAAGGTGATATCCTGAATCATCAGCGATTGACGGAGAAGGTCTAAGTCTCGGCCCCTTGCCTCGTATTTATCGGTATGGCAATACATGATTACGTCATCGTGCATCCTAGCAAACTTCTGTAACGCCAGAAACATGGCCGTCCAGTTCTTCCTTTCCCTTACATTCGTGCCGACTGAGCCGATGACGAACTTATCTGTCCACCCGAGAAGTTCCCTGTGTGCTTTCCTGATTTCAGCATCCGGGTGGAATAAGTCGCAATCAACCATGTGAGGAACGTAGAAGGCGTCAATCCCCAGCCTGTCCATTTCCTTCTTCCCGAACTGAGACATCGCTATGGGTTTGTAGATTCCTTGATGGGTGCTCAAAACACTGTAAACACCGGGGGGCATTGGGTCGTGGTCAATTGGTGTCCAGGGGAACCATTTGAGTGTGGAGGGAAATTCCCTGAGTATCCACGTATCGACGAGGGTAATGACGCAATCCGCATTGAAGTGCTCATACACTCTATCGACGAACTTCACCCCGTAATCCTCGTTGTTGTTGGGGTAAACGGGGATGCCGTTCCATTGAATCATGTTGCCGCCCAGACCAAAGTAGGCAAAGATGGCTGGCTCATGCCCCATTTCCTTCAGTAGTAAGGCTAGTTGCGCCACCTGAATCCCGTATCCAGTGGAACAAAAGGGAGAGTTCCCGGTAAGTAAAATTCTCAAAGTATCTCCTCCGTTTGTAATGGGGGAGGGGTCATAAGTCCCTCCCCCATGCGGTTTTAGCCTGAGTCAACCAGCCTGGCAGCCAGTTCCTTGTCAAGGGTCTTGACGCCGAAGAGCATATCAACGGAAATCTTGTTCTTCTTGCTGGAGGTATCGCCGTCCAGAGCAACCCGACAGGAAATCCCCTTATAGCTCGCAACGCTGCTATTTACCCCGCCCAGATAAGGCTCAAGCGGTGCAGTTACCAGCGCAAAGGCATTCTTGTGGAAGGCTAGGTTGGTCTTGCCGGATGCCTGGAAGGTGACAACGGCGGTATCAGCAATGGTGGCATCAAACGGTGGAGTGAAGGTTATCGTAACCACCGTTGAGCCAACTGTGCCGCCGGTTACGATAAGGTATCCCTTGTCGCTCCCGACTACCTTAAAGATGTCACCCGCAGCCACAACCTCGGTGTTGGTTAACGCAGCGATTGTTGCAGCAGTGCCGCCTGCCGCTGCTCCCCCGCTCATGGCACCTGCGGTGTCGGATATGCCACTGGTGAAGGTGGGCACATTCTGGTCCATGTAGAAGTCAGCGCCCAGGATGCGCCCTATGGCATACTCCTTGATGGTCAGGGGGGTTCCACTCTTGTCGGCGTGAAGGATGGCATCGAGGGCCGCAAAACGAGCGTATGTCGTGGGATGAAGCACCACTCGCCGGTCGGTCGGTGGGGCTTTCTGGATGTCGAGTTGCGCCATCAGGTTAGCTAGGTCGCCAATTACCGCAGTGGTAGTAGTAACCTTGTTGTGTCCTGCAATGGTAGCGTAGAC